TAGCCCCGCCTTGTGCGGGGTTTTTAACGGAATCCTCGCATTCTTAAATATGCAGACATTGAGGTTGTTGTTGCAATAGAACTTGCAGATAATGGAACTAATGTTGCTCCCTTTCCACCTTCTTGCATATTATTGTATACATTGTTAATAACTGTGCCCGCGCCTTCTGCTAGTGCTTTAGTTATTGCCTTACTATCATCGTAACTTTCTTTTAATACGTCAAATGCAGCATCACCTAGATTTGGCATTAGATTTATTTTTTGTCCTCCCGCTAATTCTATTTCACCTAATTTATTTAGGGGGTCTGCTAACATTTTTCGAGAATCGATTATAACCTGATTAGCAACATCATCTAAAGCGTCGCCCATACCTACAAGACCATTAACAACTTGTTTAATTGCATCATTAAACATATCAGTATTTGCTTCTACATCGTCAATTTTTTTATCAAGTCTTCTAGGATCATTTTCAGCAAAATCTCTTCTTGATCTATTAGCGTCACCTTCTGTAGCACTAAAACTTAATTCTGCCGCTTTATTTTTTGTAGAGTTCCAAGCTTTTCCTAACCAAGTATCTTCCAGCATCTTATCTAATTTTTGCATTGGGTTTTCTGCATCATTTTGTTCTGGAGGAGGCGCAGACTTTTCGCCTAATAATTCACCTAGAACAGTGCCAGCAGCTAATCCATAAGGTCCAAATTTTTTCAATGCTTGTAATATTCCAAATTTAATACCCTGTTCTGCCTCACCTGCAGGTACATATACTCCAGCTTTATTTTGCTCCAGTTTCCCCATATCAATGGGTGCTCTATATCCTTCTAATTTTGGAATTTCTTTTCTAGGCAATCTTTGTTGGTTTGGATTTGTGGGAGGTACGGGATTTATAGGAGGGGGGGTTGTTGGAGGAATACCCGTCTTACTAGGTATAGTGGTAGGTCCTCGACCACTAAATGTTCCACCCACTGCTCCTAAAATATCCATAAGAACAGACCACAGTCGGCCTAACGCTGACACTAATGTTGATGCCAAGGTTCCGACGATTGCACCAAGGCCTACTAGTAGTCCTGCAGATAATCTTCCAATTGTTCCAAATAATCCTGGACCACTTTCTCCGCTATTATTTGAGGTGCCAGCATTTATTTTATCCGCAATCGCCTGAGCCAGTAGTTCTCTTTCTCGCGCGCGAGGACCATTTTCATTTTGTCTTTTTATGAAGTTAATATCTAATGCTTGTAGTTCAGTTATTTCGCGTAGTCTTGTTATTTCATCTATTGTCTTTTGTTGATATTTAGATGGTCCAAATAATTTATTTAAAGCATTTTTAAAAAATCCGGTGGATTGGTCTTTATCCCGTATCCTAAAATCTCCGCTTGGAGCAGCTTTATACTTCTCAAAATATTTTCTTATCTCAGACATTCCCTTATCATTACCAGCAAAGAATTCTTTCTGAGATTCTCTAAAAGATTTTCGAAGTTCTGAAAATTCTTTACGTTGGTCAGCAATACTGTCTGATAGTTTGTGTAAAACTTTTGTTTGCGCTTTTAGATTGTCGTTCTGCGCATTCAATGTGTCAAATACTGCTCTGTCACTATTGCTTAATGGATTTTGGGGTAATGCCATTTTTATTTACTCGCTTGTTGCTTTGCTTTTAATTTTTCGTTTTGTTCGTTGACATAATTAATTAACATTTGAACGTAAATATCTCTTTCCCACGGTAGCATATTTTCTATATCATATAATGAATACCCATGCTGATTCATTAATGTGAAATTAAGCTGATAAAAGTTAAGGAGTCCCTCGTGTGAAAGAGTTAGACGAAAAAATTTTGAAGGCCCTCTAGATTCAATTCATTGTGGGCTTTACATGCTGGACATTCCTGGTCAACATGCTGTACTACTTTTGGCATAGTTAAAAAGAATTTTTCCAATAGTTCAAATTGAGATTTTGAGAATGAGTTAACAAATTCTATTAATTCTTCTTTCGTATAACTATCGTATAATTGTTCATCAGTATAAACATTCTTAATACAATTGCATAATAATTCTACTACACTTTCAGATTTAAAATTTTGATAGATGTTAATCATTTCATCAAACTTTGGATATCGCATTTCTAATCCAATATTTTCTGATATTAATATCTTTGACGTATGGTCAGGATTCTTTTTAATCTCAGCTTTTGTGATATCTAAATCAAATGTAATTTTGTTTTCGCAATTATTACATTGGAGGGTGAGGCTTGTAGTTTCTCCTACAGATTTTGCTCTTAAATTTAAAAACAAATATTCAATATCAAAATTTGGCAATTCGTCTATTTTAAGTTTCTTATAAGTACAAACATCTACTAAGTCTGTAATTATACGATGTATTTCTTCGCCATCAGATTCCAATGCCGTTAAAAGAATTTTATATTCTTTTACTAAGAATGGTCTATATTTAATTTTTTCTCCGGTTGAAGGTAAAATCAATTCATACGAAGGGGTATCTAATTTTGGCAATGACATATTCAAATTTCCTTATTAAGGGTTAACCGCATATTTACTTAAAGCATTTATAGAACGATGAATAGGATTCCATTTTCTATAAGCAAACATTACATTTATTTTGTGAACAGAATTTGTTGAAGCATTATTTACTTCTAACATAGAATAGTTTCTAGGAAAGGCATCTATTATTTCTGCAGTATAGGTGACCTGATCTTTTTCATTTAATTGTTTTATTTTTATTGGCACAACATAATCATCTTGATAATGAACATAGTATTGTACAGGATCAACAATAATACTTAACCAGGCATCAAAGAATGCTTTTATATCCATCGGTTGATCTAGCAAAAATGTCATACTGATTCCGTCACCACCGTAGTCAGATGAAAATGGTCTTTGATACGCTGGACCATATATTCTTTGTTGTTTTATATTTATACTTTGCGGTGGCAGGCTTGTAGACTCGCAAAATAAATTAACTACTCTTCCCTGAAATATTCCTCGTTTTTGTAAAAGCTGAGGTACTGGGAATTCAATTTCAAACCTATTTTGTTTCGCAAGACCAGTTCTTCTGACCTGCGTATGAAATTGCTTTAGTGAAAATGTTGACATTTAATATCCGTATTTGTTTTTTGTATCTTGCCAAACAGTTTCTTTTTTGGCTTTCTTAAAATTTTCTACAGGTAACATTGCTGCTGTGACCCAATCCCGCATATCTATTTTTAAAAATCTAGTTCTAATATGATTCTTTAAATAGTGTTTTACACATGCTGTTGCCATAGTATAACTTGTAGAACTATTTAGTATTTGCCAAGATATTTTTATTCTTGTATTCTCATCCATATTTTTATCGGTTGCTAATTTACTAAGTTCACCTAGTAAATTGAATCTAGCTAGATATGGAAGATAATGTAAATTGATACCTAAGAATCCATCTGGCAATTGCCTAAAGGGTAATACCAGGGGCATAGTATCATAATAAGGTAATGTGTCTTTGTGTTTTGGGTCATACATGAATAGATACATTTCCCCAGGAATTATTCTAGATGATAATGTTTCGCTTCTAATTAAATTTAATCCAGAAACACCCGATCCCAAATTTCTAACCTGTGCTCTATACCAGGTATATGATTTTTGGGCATCGCCCTTTTTCATACTAACTGCTTTGAATATATTTTCAGCCATTTATCAATCCTAGGTCTTTTTCGGTTAATATCATAAAAGTCATATTTCTATCTTTACAAAATTCAAAAGCTGCTTTCCATTTAGCTTCATTTACGCCCCACTGGAATACCTCATCCACAAATCTTTTAGTTTTTCTTTCTGGGATAACGGGCGGTTTCGTGAATCTCTCGGGTTTAATCTCTACTAGATATTTTTGCACTATTCCGTGCTTGTTTTTAATTTTAATATAGAAATCTACAAAATACCTATGCATTTTTCTATCAAGTGGGGAAATATATGGGACTATAATAGTCTCAGATCCCCATTCTTGTACTGCAGGATTTTGGTCACACCACTTCATAAACCGCAGTTCCCACAATGAACGATAAACAATATTAGTGATATCGCCCTTGTATTTCAATGGATTTTTGGTTTTAAATTTTCCCTTGTAGGTTTTGGTGTACGTCATTTGCTATAAATAATTATGATCCAACAATATTTATCAGAAAATATATGCCACAAAATCAATTTACTCCATCTTCTGATTACGTTTCCGAAAAGCGTAAGAAGTACGACGCTAGGTATAAAAATCAGAATCTTAAGAATAATTATAGTGTTGGTGCAAAAGAGTATCCTCAGGGATTGCGAACGAAACCTGATCTACAACATTATGTTGCATTTTATATTAACGTTAGAGATAAAAGCAGAAGTGGGGCAAATAATCCAAAGAACAAAGATTATCTTGTCAGCAAAGAAGAACAAAAAAGAGTTAATCTTTTGAATGAAGATAAGAGTTCAAGATTAAGACAAACTGATATAAATGCAGGCGTGAATACTGCAAAGAAATATGCAGGAACTTTAGCGGCGGGAGCGTATGTTCTTGGAAAATTAGGTCTTGGTACTAGATTAAGAGATTTACCTAGATTGGCGGGGGAAACATTAGCAGTTGCTGGCGTAGCAAAGCTAGGTGCTAAAATGTTAGATGCAGCAAAATTACAAAATTTTCAATCTGGGGGAACATCTAGATTAAAAGAAGTTATTACGTTGCACATGGAGGATAGACCATCAGTAAAATATGGCACTAAGTATACTACCAGAGATATGGGATTTATAACTGGGTTATTGATACAAGGATCAGCTGCAGAAACAGCAAACCAAATAAAACAAATGGAGCCGGAAATTCAGGCAAGGGTGTTATCTCAAATAGCAAAGATGCCTGTTATAAACAATTTAAGAGAATTATCTACACGAGAAACAACGAATCCATTTAGAGAAGTATTATTTGAATCCGTAGATTATAGAGCATTCAATTTTAGATATAGATTTTTTCCTAAAAATGCTGCGGAAAGTCAAGCAATATTTAAAATAATAGAAACATTTAAAATACATATGCATCCTGAATTGACAGGAGGAAAGTTATTTTATCTATATCCATCTGAATTCGATATACAATATTTTTATAAAGATAAAGAAAATGATTATCTTCACAGATTTGCTAGATGTGCTTTAACTGATTTGCAAGTAGATTACGGAGGAGAACAATTTGCTACATTTGAGGATGGATCTCCTGTAGAAATTGGTATGATGTTAACATTCCATGAATTAGAACAAATGACATCTGAGGGAATTGAACAACATGGCTACTAATCTTTTTCAAGATTTTCCGAGAATTGCCTACACGCTAGATGATAATGGCAGTGAACAAGTTGTTGTAGATATATTTAAGAGAGTAATATTCTCAAAAGAATATAAAGAAAATTCCGCATACTACGAAGAATATGAAGTACTCCATGGAGAAACTCCCGAAGAAGTATCTTATAGATTTTACGGCACTCAATCTTTACATTGGCTAATATTAATGATTAATGATATAGTTGATCCTAGATTTGAATGGCCAGTATCCGAGGAAAATTTATTAAAAGCAGTTGCTGATAGATACGGTGGCGAAAAAAACACGTTTATAATCAATAGAGCAAAAAATAAAGAAGGATATCAAGTAGAAACATTTTTCTTATTATCGGAAGAATCTACACACACCGATCCGGTTAGAATACTATTTGAAAGTAATGATATAAATTCAATAAGCACACCTATAGAATATGCAGACTCCCCAGAAATAACAGACTATGTTAGTAATTATGAGGTTGAGGAAATTAAAAATGAAAATTATCGTAATATTAAAATATTAAAATCTGAGTATGTTCAAGAAAT